ATGCTAAGATTCTAGTCTTATGTAATGAAGAGAAACCAGAACGTGTGGCAGCTAGGTACATGACTGCTTGTACTGGTATGACTATGCAACAGATAAAACAAGATAAACAACAGGCACATAGATTGTATGACCCTATCAAGGACAACATAAAGTTTATAGATGCTACAGGTAAAACTATGTCATGGGCAGAGTCAGTTATTAAAAACCATAAGCCTGACATAGTTGTTCTTGACATAGGTAGTAAGTTTTCTGAGGAAGGTTCTTCCACTAACAATCACGAGGTACTAAAAGCTAATGCAATTTACGCAAGGAACATAGGTAAACTCTATGGATGTCTTGTTGTGTATTGCACACAACTATCGGCTGAAGCAGAAGATAAAGTTCGATTAAGTCAGGCGATGATAGAGGGCAGTAAAACTGGTCTAGCAGGAGAGTGTGACTTAATGATTCTGATAGCAAAGAATCGACCACTCAATGACCAGACAGAGGACGATGGGATGAGGTATTTAAATGTAGTCAAGAATAAAATATCTGGTGTCCATCGGATTGTTAATTGTGAGTTTGATTATAATACAGGTGAGTATACCTCGTGAGTGTATTTGATAGAATAAGTAAAGTAATTAATACTCCCTATGCAAAGGAGAAATATATGAAAATGAAACTTGAAGAGTTAATAAACAGTGAGCATGATGAAGTATTAAAAACTCCTCTTAAAGATTTTCTAAAAGAAGCAGATGATGTTGGGTATAATTATTTTTTTAAAGACATAATAAAAAAAGTAATCATTGCAAGGTTACAAAAAAAGGGGCTACTAGATGAGTATAACAATACTTGATGTTGAAAATACAGTCACAACTAAGAACAGTAAGAAACACCTTGACCCATTCGAGAGGACAAACTCTCTGGTTATGGTTGGTGTTTACCCATTGGATGCTAAAGATTCATCCACTTATACTTTCGACCATCGTGACCTTAATGAAAGTGATGATGTTGTATCTAACCGAAATGAACTACAGGGGATCTTAAATGAAACTACTACTCTTGTCATGCACAATGCTAACCATGACCTTTTATGGTTGTGGGAATCTGGATTCACATACACAGGCAGAGTGTTCGACAGTATGTTATGTGAATGCATATTCAATCGAGGAGTCAAACAACCCCTAGATTTAAAATCGGTTGCTAAAAAATATGATTGTGCTACTGAAAAACAAGACACCCTGAAAGAATATTTTAAGAAGGGTTACAGCACACGGGACATACCTAGAAAAGAATTAGACTATTACCTACGATGTGACCTTGCATGTACTAAAGAGTTATATCAAAAGATGCAGCTACGATTGAAGTCTAATCAAGATGCAGGACTAAAAAATGTTATTGATATAACTAATGAAGTTGCAGTTGTACTTGCAAGGATGTATCAGTCTGGTTTTAAAATTGATATGGATAGACTCGATGATGTAGAAAAAGAGTTTAGAAAAGAAAAGTTAGAACTAGAGACTAGCCTACAGGAGTTTACTAAAAAACTTATGGGTGATACTCCTATTAATCTTGGCAGTACAGAACAACTCTCTTGGGTTTTGTTTAGTAGAAAACCTATAGATAAAAATGCATGGCACTCTTGCATTGAACCTCACACACCTACAAATGTTTTCAAAGGACTAATTAGAAAGCACTTCAAGACTTTGTTTAAAACAAAAGCAAAGCAATGTAGTAGGTGCAAGGGTAAGGGCCAGTTCTATAAAACTAAAAAGGACGGTAATCCATTTAAGAAAGCTACCAAGTGTAATGTCTGTGGTGGTTCAGGCTTTGTGTATGAAGAAAGCAATAAGGTAGCAGGGTTAAAGTTTAGTCCTCCTAGTGCAAAGTGGGCCAGTGCTAGTGGGTTTAGTACATCCAAAGGTAACTTAGAAATACTAGAAAGATTTGCTAATAGTAAAGGGATGACAGAAGCATCTGAGTTTCTATCTAAACTTAGAAGACTATCAGCTATCACAAGCTACTTATCAAACTTTGTTGAAGGCATAAAAGACTTTGTAAAAGAGGACGGGTTCCTACATGTCAGGTTAAATCAGCATGTTACTGCTACTGGTAGATTTAGTGGAGCTAATCCGAATATGCAGAACATGCCTAGAGGTTCTACCTTTCCTGTTAAAAAAGTTTTTGTATCTCGATTCCAGGGGGGCAAAGTATTAGAAGCAGATTTTGCACAACTAGAATTTAGGGTGGCAGCTTATCTCAGCCAAGACCCTGTTGCTATTAAAGAAGTGACAGAAGGTTTTGATGTACACAGCTACACTGCAAAAGTTATATCAGATGCAGGACAGCCCACATCGAGACAAGTTGCAAAGGCACACACGTTTGCCCCGTTGTATGGTGCTACAGGTTATGGCAGGACTGAAGCTGAAGCTACTTACTACAAACACTTTATTGAAAAGTACAAAGGTATAGGTAAATGGCACAAGAAACTAGCTAATCAAGCAGTCGGGCATGGGTTTATTAGAATACCTAGTGGCAGGGAATTTGCCTTTCCTGATACACAAAGGAGAAGGGACGGTACAGTAACTAACTTTACACAGATTAAAAACTATCCAGTACAATCATTTGCTACGGCAGATATAGTACCTGTAGTATTGGTAGAACTGTATAATAAACTTGACGGATATAGGAGTTGTGTAGTAAACTCTGTACACGATTCCATCGTTATAGATGTACATCCCGATGAAGAGCAACAAGTAATTGATATCATTGAGGATGTACAAAAGAATCTAGTAGCTGTAATTAAAGCTAGATATGGCATAGAAGTAAACGTGCCATTGTTGTTAGAAGGAAAGATTGGAAGTGATTGGTTAAATCAAACTGAACTATGAGAGGACTTTATGAGTACAGATATTTCAACATTAAATACGTCAAACTTTAATCAACTTGCTCAAGCTATGGGCATGGAAGCTGACACAAAAACTAAGAAACAAACTAGCACACTTGCACGATTGAAGATAGACCACTCAGGTGTAATGGGTGAGACTGAAATCAAAGGTAAGAAAAAGAAAGTAGAAGTTGTAGATGCAGGAAGTTTTTGTTTAACACTACCTGATGATACAAAACTTTATGATTCTAATCCTAAGATTCGATTGTTCCAACAGAAGTTTATGTACAAGAGGTATCTAACTTCTGGTGGGCCAGAGGGTAAGGGTATGTTTGTCAAGACAGAAATGGCAAATGATTTGAAAGGGGATCTAAGAGATAACACAGGCGGTTTTAATTGTGGTAAGCCTAGTGGTTGGATTGAGGATTACAACTCTTTACCTCAAGACCAGAAGGACTTAATTAAGTCTATTAAAAGAGTTCGGGTTTTGTTTGGTCATGTTACATTGACTGCCCCTGTAAATGAAAAGGGAGAGTCTGCTACTTTAGATAAAGCAGTTGATCCTATTCCTTTTATATACGAGGTAGACAACAAGGAAGCCTTTAAAATTATGGGTGGCCCGATTGCTGAGATGGTTAAACAAAAGTTTCTACTTCCACAAAAGAATTTAAAGCTAGGTACAGAGGAAAGAAGTATTGCTTCTGGTGCTAAGTATTATGTTCCAAGTGTGGAGTTAGACTCTGGTGTAGTTGAACTAAAAAATCCTCAAGATGAAGATACGTTTAAAGATTTCAATGCTTGGATTGAGGGTTATAACAGTTACATTGCAAATGCTTATTCTGATTCAGCAAAGAAGGACGAGAATAATCTAGTCAATGAATTTGTTGAAGTAACAGAGGCAGCTTAATGATTACTCACCCTGCAGAAATTAGAATCAGACAGTACCTATCGAATGTAAAAAGTTCGGATTCCATTATGTCTGAAGAAGTTATTGACAGGGTGACTGATGAAATCAGAGACTCACTTAAAAAGCAGTTTGTAGATAAAAGCAATAATGATTTTCGATTGCGTATGTCAAACTTAGGTAGACCTTATTGTCAACTATGGTTTGATAAAAATAAAAAACATACTGCTTTGCCACCTACATCAAACTTTGTTATTAACATGATGATAGGAGATGTACTTGAGTCTGTATTCAAAGGCATACTTACTGCAAGTGGTGTTGATTACCAAAACGGGGAAAAGGTAACTCTTAATTTATCTCGCCACAAAATTGAGGGTACACCTGACCTAATTATGGATGGTAAGGTAGATGATGTAAAAACTGCTAGTCCTTGGTCTTACGAAAATAAGTTCAAGGACTACAACACCCTAGCAGCAGGAGATAGTTTTGGTTACATAGCACAACTAGCAGGGTATGCAAAAGCCTGTGGGGTAAAGCCTGGTGGTTGGTGGGTTATTAACAAAGCCAATGGGGATTTTAAATATGTACCTGCAACAGGCTTAGATGTAGATGCTAATATAAATAAAGCTAATAACGTAGCAGAGGAACTAGATAAAAATTCTTTTCGTAGAGTGTATAATGATGAGCCAGAAACTTATTACAAAAAACTTACAGGTAATCGTAAGCTGTGTCGGGAATGTGGTTGGTGTAGTTACAGGAATGAGTGTTGGCCTACTTTAAAAGAAAGACCGTCAGTAGTATCGAAAGCAGAGATACCTCCGATGGTATGTTATACGGAGTTACGAGGTGTTTAATGGTAAGGCATATGCTGCAGCTAGAAGAAGGGGGGTTCGTAGTGGACTAGAAAAAAAGATACAAGACAAGTTAAAAGAACAGGGTGTAAAAGCTAAGTATGAGCCATTGAAAATTGAATGGGAAGATTTAGCATACAGGAAGTACACACCTGACTTTATACTACCAAACGGGATTCTTATTGAATCCAAAGGATTGTTTACTCCGATAGATAGGAGAAAACATTTATTAATTAAACAACAACATCCTAATCTGGACATTCGATTTGTATTTGAAAGCAGTAGGAGAAAGATAAATAAGATTTCTAAAACTACATATGCTGATTGGTGTGAACGATATGAGTTTAAATATTCTACCAAAGAAATTCCAGATGAATGGATTAATGAAATAACTAAAATTAAAAAACTAACGAATGAAAAATTCATCAAGTTTCCAAAAGAAAAGAAAGGGTAAGGGAATGATTAAACAGAGAAATCCAGTCGTACAAGAAACAATTAAAAATCCTAATAGGTCTAGTAAAGTTCATGGAGATAAATTTAGAAATGTTATGGATATAATTGTTAAGAGAGAAGTACAACAAGAACTTAAATTTAAGGACTGATTATGGATATGGAAACAAAACAATTTGACCCTGAAGAAGGTATACCAATACAGAAAGATGATACTGCTGTAGTTCTTAGACCTAACTTTACTAAGGAAGGTGAGTGGGATACTACTGTGCATGTCAATGCAGTTATGATGCCGACTGAAAAACTTAATGATGAAGATGCTGACTACTTGTCTGAAGTTACTTATGCACTAGTAGCCTGTTTTAATTTAATGAACTCTGACCCTGAGTTTGCTTTTAAAGTAGGAGAAGAAATGAATAAGATGAACATAGATGAAATTGATTCAAGTAAATCAAAGAGTAATGTAATTCAGTTAAGTCGTTGGACTAAGACTGAAGGCACTGCATAATGAGTTTATATGGAGAGTATTTAGGAAATGTTCGTAAACAAATAGAAGAAGAAACTAAAGTTTGCGATGCTTGTGGAGAAGTGCATGGTGAAGAAGCACTACCTTTTAAAGATAAAGATATTTCAGAGTATAAAACTTTTGAACATTCAGCTAATAAAGATATGTTGAATCATCCTGAACATTACAACAAAGGTAAGTATGAAACCTATGATGTAATTGTAGATACATTAGGTAAGCATGAAGCTATGTCGTATTGTCAAGGTAATATACTTAAATATATTATGAGGATGTGGAATAAAGATAAGCCTTTGCAAGATGCAGAAAAAGCTGAATGGTATTTGAAAGCTATGATAAAGTTATTAAAAGAAACTAAGGGAGTCAACTGGTGATGAAGTATGACAAAATAAACATAGATGTAAATAGAGATGCATTACTTAGTGAACAGGCAACTCAACTGTTAAGAGATTACTACATGCTAAAGTCTGAGGTATCTCCGCAGGAAGCATTTGCTAGAGCATCATTAGCATACTGTGATGGTGACTATGATTTTGCTCAGAGGATATATGATTATGCTAGTAAACAATGGTTTATGTTTTCTAGTCCTGTCCTCAGTAATGCACCTAAACCAAAAGAATCTTTTAAGGCATTACCTATTAGTTGTTTCTTAACTTATGTGGGTGATACATTAGAAGATTTAATTGCACACAATACAGAAGTTGCTTGGTTATCTGTAAAGGGTGGTGGGGTTGGCGGTCATTGGTCAGATGTAAGGGCTGTCAGTGATAAGGCTCCAGGGCCAATCCCATTCCTTAAAGTAGTAGATAGTCAAATGACTGCATATAAACAAGGTAAAACTAGAAAGGGAAGCTATGCTGCGTACATGGATATTGATCATCCTGACATTATTGAGTTTATCAATTTTAAGTTACCTACTGGCGGTGATGCTAATAGGAAATGCTTTAACCTATTCAATGCTGTTAATGTAACTGATAAGTTTATGAAACGGCTTGAGGCTGATGAGGTAATTGAACTGAAAGATCCTCACACTGGTCTATACAGAGATAGAATTAGAGCCAGAGAGTTATGGGAACGCATACTTGAGGCTAGATTTAGGACAGGCTCACCCTACATTAACTTTATAGATACGGCTAATAGAGCATTGCCTGAAGCTCTGAAGCAACAAGGCTTAAAGATTCATGGTAGTAACTTATGTAATGAGATTCACTTACCTACAAATAAAGATAGAACTGCTGTATGTTGTTTGTCTTCAGTCAACTTAGAAAAGTTTGATGATTGGAGAACTACTCCGATGGTAAGAGATTTGATTCGTTTTCTGGATAATGTACTACAAGCATTTATAGATAATGCTCCAAGAGATATTGTAAAAGCCAAGATAAGTGCATTAAGAGAGAGGTCACTAGGGTTGGGAGCTATGGGATTTCATGGTTACTTACAGAAATACAACACACCATTTGAAAGTCCTGTAGCTAAGTCTTTAAACAATAGAATATTTAAGCATATAAAAGATGAAGCCTTATTGGAAACAAAGTTACTTGCAACAAAACGTGGTTCACCAGGTGATCTTTTTGGTACTGGTGTTCGTAATGCACATCTTCTTGCTATTGCTCCTAATGCCAATAGCAGTATTATTTGTGGCTGTACTGCTAGTATCGAACCTGTTAAGTCGAATGCGTATGTGCATAGGACGAGGGCAGGATCTCACTTAATTAAAAATAAGTACTTAGCTACGGTATTAGATAAGTATGATATGAACAATGAAGTTACATGG